AGCTCTGGTTCGGCTGAATCAATAAAGGCCCGTTCTCCGGAAAGGTTATAGACCAGCTCGGCCTTTTTGGATTCGGTGCGCTGGATCTGCCGCCGAAGCTCTGCTGCCTGCCGCTGCAGATTCTCATTCCCGCCGGTCGTCTCCCGGATATATACCGCTCTGGCTTCTGCGGACTTGGCTTCTTTTTCTGCAATATTCCTGCGGAGTGTAGCAGTGTTTTCACCGCTGGTGAGCGCCGAAACGGTATTGCGAAGCTGCTGACGGCGCGCGGCAATCTTTGAAATGGCGGCGGGATCTGCATCCGCCGGAAGCGCCGGCTTGGATTTTTCCAGCTCGTCGATGCGTGCGGGGATCTCTCGGATCCGGTCATTGATCTTACGGCGCTGCAGCTTGGCTTGCTGGGCGTAATCCGCGACGGTGGTCATCGCGCCGATGTATCCGCCGAGCGGCGCCAGCTCCTCATGCATCTTGATGATCTCCACGTCGTCCAGATGCGGGGCGAAAAGATCGATAAGCGTCTGGCGCCGGATGTCCCACTTGAGACTAACCGGGAAATAATGCAGTTTGCTAAGTATGAGCAGGCGGTCATCGCCGCCGAAATGCTCGGAGACAAAGGGAACAAAGTCCTTTTGCGCCTTAGGTACATCGTTGATATAAAACTCGGTTTTGTTGCCGCGCACCGTGATCTCTGCATCGCCGCGGCGGCGCTCGGCACGCATCTTATAGGTGCGGCGCAGGGAAAACTCTGTGCCGTCATCCATTCTAAACACGCCGGAAACCGACGCTTCCACGCCGGTCTCCGACCCGTAAGGGTAAATGTCAAAATCCGTGGACTGCTCGGCGTTCTTTCCAGTGAGCAGCCACCAATAGGCGTCCTCCAGCGTCGTTTTGCCGACGCCGTTCGCGGCCTTAACGACCACGCTGTGCCCGTCCGGGCGGAAGTCAAAATGCTTCGCGCCCTTGAAATTGTCGAGGGTGAGGGAGAGGAGCTTCATGCGTCAGCCTCCTTCCGATCATCCTGTTTTCCGAGATTATAGATTTCTACAATTCTTTCAACTATGTCAAACAAGGATTTAGCGATGTAATCCCGCTCAGATTCGGAATTGGTATGCAAGATGATGCAAAGTTCTGTGCATGACCGATTAACCTTCATGATCGTGAATCTGCTGTTCTTGACATTCTCAAGAATTTTGTGTATACTCAAATCAGAGTGTTTATCCGACTCTTTCGCCGTTTCGACTGCTGCAACAGCCGAAGCGGCATTTTTCTTTTGAATGAGCTTTTCGTAAAGGCTCTGGGCGTCGTCGCGCAAATCTGCGAGATCGTCGGCGAGGTCGCTGTACAGCTCCGTTTCTTCGCTGTTATCCGCGACGTTCATCGCCGCTTTCAACGCGTCTGCCATGCCGTCGAAGGCGGCTTCTACTTTGTAATACAAGTTCATGCGTTTATTTCCTTCCTTTTTCTGTACTCATTGATGTTCACGATATTCCCGCACGACCGTGCGGCTTTTCTTTTCCTGCGCTGCGCGGCGACGAGCCGGTCGATAACGATCTGTAGCCCGAGCACGGACCCCATGACCGTCCCGATCAGCATCGCAAAGCCGAGCAGCTTGACTAAGATCATGCTTTACACTTCCTTCCAGAATCTAAATCTTCGGGTGGGTCACGCGGGTCCTGCCGTAACCTTCCGGCTTCTCGCCCCAGTCAAAGTTTGTCAGATGCAGGCCATAAGTTTTACGCCACATCATGTCCAGCGCCGCTTCCACGCATCTGCGGTTCTGCGCCACCTGCTCCGGTGTCTCGTCTAAGTATCGTACAATCACCGTCGGCGTGCCGAGGTCGCGCTCCTTGCGCTTTTTAGGGGCTTTCTTCGCGGTCGTTTCTTTCATGAAAATCACCTCTTTTCTTTTTATGCGGTGTCGGTTTGTCCATATCCCGCAGCCCTCCCACCTGCCGCCCGTTCAATGACAAGAAAATAATCACTTCGGCGCAAACAAAATGAAATCATGGGAGGTAAGTTCCGGGCGGCATGGGGCAAGGCTGCGGGGCGGGTTATCGGATTACAGCAATTTTCTTAAAATCAGAAACATAATAAAGCTTAAAGCAATAAACTCGAGTACATCTAATAGTCGATACATTTCCTCCTCTCCTCTCACCTTGAAAAGTGTCTGCTTTTGTTGTATAGTAGCCTGAAAGGAGTGAAATAAAATGAATGTTGCAAATACGGAAATCGTAATTGACTTAAATCAAATTATTCCAATTGTTCTTTCCTCAATCGTTTCCATCGTCGCCGTTTGCGTTTCGGCTTATCAAATTCATGCAAACACACGGCTGAAATTCAACGAGCTGTATTTATCCACACGAATTAAAGCTTACTATGAGCTTCTGGATGCCGCTGCGGAATTGGAATGCGATTTAGAAACAGGTCAGTTAAGAGATCGTCGTCGGCTGCTCACAGCAAGCCAAAAAGCACAAATCATATCAGACAGGTTAACCGCCGAAGTTATCAGTAACTTCGGTGCCGTTTACTACGATTACATTGAAGCCTCTGACGCAGGTGAGCTGAACGACGAAATCGTTAAAGACTTTCAGCAGGCTCTTTCTCTTCTCACTTCTTTTTTGCGTGAAGAAATCATGCTTCACGATAAGCAAAAGCACAGCTTATCCCACTACTATTACAAACATCACAAGAAAGAACGGTGCAAGCACAGCGAAAAGAAGAATTAAGATTCTTGCTGTACGCTCAATGCTCCTTTTTCGTTCACGCTGTTCGTAGCGCTGCCAAAATCTTTCAGCATCGAACCTTTGATCCCAGTTGCGGCTTCGGTCTTTCTGCATTCTCTCCCCTCCTCTCACCTCTGCATCTCTGGCGGCTTTCTTGGCTGTAAAAATGTCGATACAGGAACTTCGAGCGCGCCGCAGATCAATTCGTAATCTGCAAGAGACAGCTTTCGTCTTCCCGATAAGCAAAGGTTTAATTTGCTGTACGACATTCCGGCTTTTCGGGCGATATACGCCTGTGAAATACCATTTGACTTCAAGTATTTTGAAATCATCTTATTAGTTTCCGTAATCGTCACCTCCTAAATTCCAATTTTCTTGGAACTGTCTATATAATAATCCAATATTCTTGGAATGTCAAGCGGTTTTGAAAATAAATTTCAATAATTTTGGAATTTTTACTTTACAAATTGAAAACAGCGTGGCATTCTATGAGCAAGGACGGTGAAGTTCGATGGCGATATATTTTGGTGAAAAAATAAAAGCCGCCAGAAAGGCGGCTAAAATGACACAACGCGAACTCGCAGCACAAATCGGTGTCGCGAATACTACTATTAGCAATTGGGAAAAGAACGCAAGCAGACCAGACCCAGACCTCATTGAACTGCTCTGTGGCATTTTGGAGATTTCTCCCTCATGGCTGTTTGGTGAAACCGAAAGTGAATCTCAAGTCCCACCCGGCTTTCAGCCCCTCCCGGAGACGGAGCTGTTGCCGCGCGTAGGACAGATCGCGTGTGGCGAGCCGATATTAGCGGAGCAGAATATAGAAGACTATGACCGCGTGCCGACGGAATGGGGCGCACAATTCACGCTGATCTGCGCCGGCGACAGTATGGTGCCGCGCATTCAGGACGGCGACGTTGTGGCAATTCGCAAGCAGCCGAGCGTCGAAAACGGCGAAATTGCTGCCGTGCGCATCGGCGATGAAGCCACGCTGAAGCACGTTTACTACTCGCCGGACAAGCTCATCCTGCAGCCCGAAAATCCCGCTTTCCCCCCTATCGTGCTGATTGGCGAGGAAATGAACACCGCAATCATAGAAGGCAAAGCCGTGGGTCTGTGCAGGAAAATATAATTGAATAAAAGAAAGGTATATTGACATGAAAAAGGTAATGAGCGTATTTCTTTGCATCATCTTCGTCGCCTGTGCGGTTTGCGGGTGCTCGGGCATGGTTTCGCAAAAGTTTTCACAGAAGTTCTCGTTGAAGTATGGCGGCAAGGAAATAGCCCTCGGCGACAACATCGACAAAGCGGTTGAATACCTCGGTGAGCCGGAATTTACAACGGACCCGGACGAATACGATTGTGTACTT